TTTTTGACGGAAAAACTCTCTCAGATTTATTTTCCGATGTATACAAGAACAGCGACAAAAAACGAGAGCAAATTAATCAATTTATTTCAAGTATGGTAAAATTGATTAGAACTCCCGAAGATGCGGTAATGATCGGGCCAATTATAAAAGATTTTCTTGATGTTAACGTTAAAAACGATGAACACGTTGTTCGGCTTGTACAAATAGCCCAGAGGTTAGTTGGATTAGCATCAAAGGGATCGGCGTCAGATACAATGTTATTAACTGAGGATGAAAAAGCTCAGCTACTAAAAAATATTAAATCTGATTTTGAAACCGTTATTGCTGAACAAGACGACTTGGATATGACGTTAACCCGTATGAGTAAATAAATGGCCTCTGGGGATCGTTATGTAGCACGTAGACCTGTTAGTGGGATTCTAGCAACCTCTGGTAGAATAGATACTGCACGTTCTATACCTAACATGTTTTATGAAGGATTGGTGGTTGATGTTATAGTTGATCACATGCATCCTCAATATTCCAAAGATGGTTATAACGTTGGATCAATAAAAGTACGTATTTTTTCCGTTCACAACTCCAAGGATGAAGAATTATTGGATTGGGCAGATCCAGTAGATTCTACTATACAAGAATTACCATTAATTGGTGAATTAGTAGTTGTGAACAAAATACTAGGAAAACTTTTCTATAATAGAAAAACATTTTTAACTCGTAGATTAAACGAAAATGCTATGTTAAATCTTAACGTAGCATTGAATAACCGACCTGAACAAACAAAAAATAAAGTAGTAAGTTCAACCGAGGAAATATCTAAAGAAAATCATAAGTTTGGAGAATATTTCAAACCAGACAGTAGAGTGCGACAATTAAAACATTTTGAAGGTGATGTAATAATACAGGGACGAATGGGTCATTCAATTAGATTTGGATCTAGTCAAATGGATCCAAGTAGTACTGGAATGGCACCAAATATCATTTTACGCACTGGACAGGGTAAAGATTTAGAAAATACAAAGTCAACCAAAGATTCATTTTATGGATTAATTTTAGAAGATGTCAATAAAGACGCCTCTTCTATATGGATGACTTCTGACCAAACTGTTCCTTTTGAACCTACAACGATAAATGCCGGATCATTTTACCGATCCATACACAATGCACCACAAACGTTTGATAAAGCACAGATTATATTAAACTCTGATAGATTATTATTGAATGCAAAGAAAACACACATTATGTTGTTTTCCAATGAAGAAATATATTTAAATAGTTTCAAACGTACATCTATTGACTCGGACGAGAGTATTATATTAACTGCTAATTTAGACATTCAACATAAAGCCAGTAGAAATATAAACAATCTTACCGATGAAGATTTTACTGTGGCTGCGGGTAGTGATGTTTCCTTACTTGCCGGTGAAAAAATCTCACTTACGGCAAAAAAAATTCATTTGGGCGGAATTCAAAATGATGTAGAACCCATGGTAGGTGGTACTAGTCTATCTATATTTTTAGCACGATTAATTCAAGCATTAATGGGGTTGGGTATTACTGCTCCACAAGTTCCAACATATCAGTCAGTTGGTTCTCCCGTTCCAACAACAGTGGTTCCGCCTGTTATAATACCGGGGCCATCAACAGCATTACACGTTATAACTCCAACTGGGCCGGGTATACTATCACCAGCTATAGTTGCGGCATTAACTGCTTTATATACTGAACTAGTACAACCAAACCCCGGATCACAAAAACCCTTACCGTTTTCTGGTGCTCCGTTTAATAGTAATGATGCATTTGTGGGCCTTTCAAATCAAGACGTTGAACCAGTAATCGTTAAAAATGAGTTTGAATCAGGAGAACAAGTTGTAACAGAAAATAACGAATGGATTTTGAGTGATAGCTCATATTATAAGGTAACATAAAATGTCTGATCCAATAGAAAATGCAATAAAAACTACTGCATCAAATAATTTTAATTCTATAAAAAGTGCCGCGGCCACGTCGGCTACGTCTGCAATTACTGCCGTAACTCCGCAGGAGGTAACAGCCACTCTTGACAAATTAAAAAAATTACCTATTAATAAAGATCCTGAGTTGATAAAGAAACAGCTTGAAGCAGAGGCATTACAGAAAAAAACAAAAGCAGAACAATTGTTGTTAATTGGTAAAGACGTTGCAATTGAATTAGGAAAAGAAAAATTAAAACAATTAGCGTTAGCAGCAATACCGTTTCCTCCAAAGTTACCTGTTATTGATCCTAAAATATTACAAGCAGCTGCTGTGGGATTACAAGCAAAAGAATTGTGGAAACAGCGTAAAAATTTGAGTAAAAAGAATTTACAAAAAGGAAAGGAAACCTATTCATTTCCATTAAAACCGGTAAATCTAAAACCAGAATTACCACAAATACCCGATTTACCAACGCTTATATAACTTTAAAATATGAGAGTGTGATTATGGACAAACAATTACTAAAAGCTTACATACGAACCGTTGTGGAAGATGAAGTAAAACGAGTACTTCCTGAAGTGTTGTCCGAGGCAATTGGTGAAATTAAAAAATTACAAGAAAATACCGTTGTCAAACCTACAACAAATCTACCGCAACGACCTAAACTTGATCGTTCTCGTTTAGCAGAAATGATGGGATTGTCGTATGACGGCCAAACATTAAGCGCAACGACAAACAATCTACCAATACCAGAAAACGTTCCACCTGACGTTGATCCGGATGTAATGAAGGCCGTTACTAAAGATTATTCTGCGATGATGAAAAAAATGGGATTAACTTGAGATAATATATGGCACAAGCAATCGGTATAACGTTACCTATTCAGTTGGGAAATACTGGATATTTTGAACAATCATTTGACACCTTAACACAAGTTAAGTCAAATTTTATTAATTTGATACTTACTAGAAAGGGGGAACGCGTTCATCAACCTGAATTTGGGTGCGGTATTCATGATTATCTCTTTGAACAGTTAACTCCGGAAAATATTGAAGGAGCAAGGTTATCAGTAGTTAACGCTGTAGAACGTTGGATGCCGTTTTTAGAACTGGTTCAATTTGAACTTGCAGCAGAGCCAATTGACATAGATAATAATAGGCTTCAGTTATATGTGGGCTATAGACTCAGAACAAACCCAAACATCAGAGATACCATTATTCTGACGTTTTAGGAGATAATACATGGCAGTAAACCAATCCATTACAAAAAAATTTACGCCCAACTATAAGGACGTTAGTTACCTATCAAAGAATTTTGCCGAGTTTCGTCAAAATTTAATTGAGTTTGCTAAAACGTATTATCCAAACACATATAATGACTTTAATGAAGCATCGCCCGGTATGATGTTTATTGAAATGGCATCATATGTAGGAGACGTTTTATCATTTTATATTGATAACCAGTTCAAAGAAAACTTATTATTGTTTGCCAAAGAACGTCAAAACGTGATAGCAATCTCACAGGCACTTGGATATAAGCCAAAACTAACGGCTGCAGCAACGGTAGAAGCTACCATTTACCAAATGGTACCTGCTCTTGGGGCAACGTTTAATTACGAGCCAGATAAACGATTCTTCTTGAAAATTTTAACTAATTCTAAATTTTCATCAAATACACAACCTTCACAAGTATTTACATCAGTGGAGGATGTAGATTTTGCCGATCCAACTAATAGAGAATTTAGAATATTGGCACGTGATGTAAACAATGCGCCAACAATGTATGTTGTATCAAAAAAAATAAAACTTGTAGCAGCAACCACTAAAACTATTACGTTTAATTTCGGATCGGCTCAAAAATTTTCAACGGTAGAGATCCCAGATTCAAATATTATTTCTATAATAAATGCAGTTGATTCTGATGGTAACAAGTGGTACGAAGTAGATTTTCTCGGTCAAGATATGGTAATAGAAGATAGAGATGTTGCCACGAGAAATTCTGATGGATTTTTTACGCAAGAAACTTTAGTTACTGGTTCATTATCTCCGGCTAAATTAGCAGTATTTAGAAAAAAACCAAGACGATTCGTTACTCGTATAAATGAGTCATTAAAAATGGAAATGTTATTTGGTTCCGGCGTTGGAAATGTGGATGAAAATCTTGTAACTTTAAATGCTACTCAGATAGCAAATTCAAAATATAATCAACAGATAACAAATAAATCTATAGATCCGAATGATTTTATTAATACCGATACGTTTGGATTAGCTCCTTCAAATACTACTTTAACTGTAACGTATTTAGTTGGTGGCGGAATAGAATCCAACGTTCCATCAAATACGATTGTAACTGTGGATGTAGCTAATGTTGCAAACCAAAGCACTGATTATGCGTCAAATGAACAAAACCTATTTGCACAAGTAGTATCTAGTATTTCTATCTTAAACGAAGAACCTGCACGTGGTGGCGGAGCAATAGAAACTGTTGAGGAAATACGACAAAATGCACTTGCATTTTTTAACGCTCAAAATAGAGTAGTAACTGATAAAGATTATATAGTTCGTTCATTAGCAATGCCATCACAATTTGGTAAGATAGCAAAAGTATTTGTAGTACGTGACGAACAAATTAATGCAATTGGACGACAAGATTCGGGGTCATTGGAAGTTAACAACGATCAAGATCCATTTAACAATAGATCATATGTAGTTGATCCGGTTGCTCCGAACGCTATTAATTTATATGTGCTGGGATATGATGAACAAAAAAGATTATCTCAATTAAATACATTAGTAAAAACCAATTTAGCAAAATATCTAGAACAATTTCGTGTACTAACGGATGATGTAAATATCGTTGATGCGTTCGTTGTGAATATTGGAGTGGAATTTCGTATTGTAGTCTACAGAAATTATAATATGAACGATGTTGTAGCTCGATGTATTGACGCAATTAAAACATTTTTTGACATTGATAAATGGCAGATCAACCAACCTATAATCATGAATGATTTGAGATTGACGATTGGTTCGGTAGAAGGAGTTCAAACAGTCACCAGTGTTGAAATTACAAACAAATATAGATTCAAAGACGGTAGAGATTATTTTGAATATAGATATCCAATTGAAGAAGCCACCGTAGATGATGTTATTTATACATCATTGGATCCTTCAATTTTTGAAATTCGTTATCCTGACACAGATATTATTGGTCACGCCAGACAATAAATGAGATAATATATGAGACTTTTTCTATCGCCAACTCAAGATGCAACAATTTATCAACGATATCCTACACTTAATAGTGGCCTTGATGAAATAGTAGAAGTTGGTAAAATTGTTAAAAATTTGGATGGGAGTGGGATGTATGCGTCCGCCTCGACCAGAACTTTAATTCATTTTGACATTCCATCGTTGCAACAATATCCTGTTACCTCAAAATATTTTTTAAATTTACGGATAGCAAATGCAACAAACGTAAATAGATATCAAAAATTAGAGGTGTATCCAATTTCTAGTAGTTGGGTAGAAGGAAGTGGATATTTTTATCAAGATGTAGAAAATTCACAAGACGGTGTTACGTGGGAAACTGGAAGTATTTATTCAACCGATATAAGTGCCTCTTACACGGTTTCAACCCTTCCTATACAAGATATAAAAATTGATGTAACTTCATTGATTGCACCTGTCGTAGCAGGATCTAATATAACACCGTGGAATGGATTATTAATAAAATTCCCAACACTTGACGAGAATGATTCTACGAATAAAGGAAACATTAAATTTTTTTCATCAAACACACATACAGTTTTTTCACCAAAATTAGAAATTGTATATGTAGATCAATCATTTGTCACCGCATCACTAAAGCCTATTCTGGATAGAGAACTTTCTATCATACCAAAAAATTTAAAGGAAGTATACACTATCGGAGAGGTAAGTAATGTACATTTAGTTGTACGAGATAAATTCCCAGACAAGCGGTTTGATGCAACGCAACGATACCGACCCCAGTATTATTTACCATCCTCATCTTACTTTAGGATACGAGATGCAGCATCGGGTCATATAATATATGACTTTGACCAGTATTCCGCTTTGAACTGTGATAATTCTGGTTCTTATTTTATTCTTGATACCTCTGCGTTAGAAATAAATCGGTATTATACCATAGACTTGAAGGTACAAAATGGTACAAAAGTATTTTTTCCACCATTCAATTACGAATTTAAGGTAGACATTGATGTCTAATGTATTTAATTCATATATACCTAAATATTTTGTAGATTTACAACGAAATAATGATGATGTTATTACGGTTCGTACACAATATCTCTCTTCCGGAGGAGATGTGTATGAGCTGGATAAACGTACCGTTTCTCCAAACTTAATACAGACTACACAATCGTTACAAGAATTAAAACCAGAAATATCTACGGTATATCCATATAAAAGTGTTACGGCAATAGATTATGATGGATCTACTATTATTCTAGTTCCAGGCGTTGATACAGTACCGACTTCATCTCAAGGATATTATGTTCCAATTTATTTTGAACGATATAATGTTGATGTAGTTAGAAACATTAATATTGAATTTACTGAATTGCCAGCATTCGTCACACCAATTGTTTTCGGTGAATAATTATGCCAAATCAATATAATTTTAGAAGTGATGTCACTACCACGGAAACTTCACGGTATAATGCGTCTCGTATAGTAAAAATACCAACTGAAGCAGTTTTACTAGAAGAAGTACCATCAAGTTTTGCGTTTGATAAAGATGATAATATAGAAGTACATTTTTATACGATACCCGGTAATCAATTAATATTAAGTACTGTTATAACTTTAACAGATGACATAGTAAAGTCACACATTGTTTCATATAACGATGGAACTTTTAAAAATTATTTACGAATTGATGTCACAAAACTGTTCACTGATAAAAATTTAATATTGATACCCGGTGACTATCGCATGGTAGTTAACTTTTTTTCCAATGAAATTGGTGATTATA